ATACATGACCGCGATATCACCAGCGGCAGTCGTGATGTTGGCCGCTCCTGGCAATATCAGATTAGTACTGTGGTGTGTGAACGTTAGTACTCCATCAAAATGCAGGGTGACGTATGATCCTATACCCTGTGTGGCTATGGACGTTATGGTCGTCGTTCCAGTGACATCGAACTGATTACCGTCCTTGCCCAGAGTGAGTGTGGTGCCGGAAGCAATGTCAGCACCTTTAGTCTGGACAAAGAAGTCATTAACTTTAACACCACCTGTTCCTGTACCAGACAGCGTTAAAGCCGTATTGTCTTGTGCGCTAGTTACAGCGTCAGCCTTCAGCGTTGACATTCATCTTCTCCTTATTCAGGCGGCGTCGGCCACGTTGGGTCAGCGGGGTCTGCACTTTCTGGGAAGTCCCTCAGTTCTTGACGATACGTTGCCCAAGTAGCTTTGACTTCATCTGTTAACGGTGAGTCAGAAGCTTGCGTCCAATCAGATGAGGCTAACAACGCATCACGTTCTGCACGAAGAGCAGCCCAACTATTCGCGAGGGCGTCAGCGTCAGCTTGATCTTGGTTGTTAGTGACTGTCTCGGCATCTGCATCTACAACCCAATAACTTGTTGAGCCACCGGGATCAGGGGCAACGAAGCCGCCATAGGTTGCAACGTGACTGACAGCATCAGCCTCGACTGCGAAGTCTTGGTACTTGTCTAGATTGCCGTCTGTAGATTTAACAACTGCTATAAAGTTTTCCATGGTTTCTTCCTTACATATAAGACACGCTGGCGACACCGGCATCGAAATCGCCATTCAAAGTTATGATTGTAATACGATCAAGTTCCGCACTTAACGCCTTAGACCCCATTGAGTAATATATTTTGGTCGTTGCGCCTCGAGCTAAACCTTGAAAGCACCACACGTTGTTAGTTGCATCTTGAAGGGATAAGAAATAGACACCATCGGTTGTGTCACTAGTAGCATTGTGATTAGCTAAAACAAAACTTGCAGTACTATCGCCAATAGCTGGGGTTGTGCTAACAATTCGCCCAAAGGTAGTTAAATATCCTGATGTTTCCAGGCCCCCACTATCGCCCAGCTGTATACCAGGGTTTGCGCTACCGGAATCACCACTTACTCCAATGACATTTATAACAACAAATGTAGCTGTAGATGGAATTGCTGTAGTTAATGCCACAGATGAACCCGAAGTTGTCGCGACTTCCGCAAGGACAGTCAGTCCAGTACTTGCCGCCGCCTCTGTCTCCACCGACATCACCTCAACCGTGTTTGCCGCCGTTGCATAACAAATTAACCGATCACCAGCGGCAGTAGTTAGGTTGGCCGCGCCGGGAAGCTCAATGCCAGAACCGTGGGTGATGGTTAAAGCGCCATCAAACTGCAACATAAAGAAGTTGCCTTCTTCTACTGTCATGGCCGCGAAGTTTGTCGTTCCGGTTACGTCGAAGTAGTTACCGTCTGTGTCTATAACCAACGGAGAGGCCGAGGCTATATCACCGCCCTTGGTCATCTTCAGGGTGCTGGCAATGCTTACTCCCCCGGTCCCCAAGCCGTCCAGGCTGAGATCACCATTCGTGCTGACTGCCGTGATTGCGTCTGTTTTGACTGTACTCATTATATCACCGTAAAGGTTGCGCCACTGGAGATCGTCAAGGTCACACCAGAAGCAATCGCGACAGGACCAGCCGCGCTACCATTGTCCGTGGCGACCATAGTTTGGCTGGTATCTAAGGTCTGTTGGTTGACCCTTATAATGTCCCCAGAATCGCCTACAGACGCTCCAGAAGCACCCTCACCAAGGAAGGCTCCACCGCCGCCGCCACCTGGGGCAGTGCCAGCTAAGGACCAGCCAGTCATGCGATATTTACCTGTATCGTATTCAACGAACTCCACCTCGTCACCGGCCTCGGTCGTGAAGTTCGTTGCACCGGCAAGAATTAGGTTAGATGAGTGGTGAGTCAGTGTGACGGCACCGTCGAAGTGCAATTTGATCAAAGTCCCCGCACCGCCAGTGGTATTGATACTCGTTACTGTTGTCGTTCCCGTGACATCGAAATAATTACCGTCTGTAAGCACAGCGAGTGCAGTGGCGGACGCTACGTCGGCACCCTTAGACCATTGTATCTGCGAGCTATTGCAATCAAGATCACCGCCAAGTTGGGGGGTTGTATCCTCGACAATATTATCTAAAGCACCACTTCCATCATCTCCCGATCTAGTGAAAAAGACAGATACCTCATCTGCATCAGAAATAGTTCCATTGGAGACTACGTGAGTTACTCCTATCTTACTATATGTTGACGCAGAAACTACTGTACCTGAAATATTATAGATATGGAAATTAGATACATCCGAATTTTTTGAGATCTTTAGTGTACCCTTTATAGCAGAATGAGTTGAATCATCCCAACTATCAACAAGGGTATTAATATTAGCTCCACCATCTTCTACATCATCAATATAGAAAACTGTAGCACTGGATGCCGTACCGTGGTTAAGCCAAACTTTTGCTGCTCCTTGATCTGTATCAGTTGTAGTTGACTCCCATGCCATAGGAATCCCACCCCCAACCGAACCTGTCGCGCCCGTCGCACCAGTGGAACCCGTGGAGCCTGTATCTCCTTTATCTCCTGTACGTATAAAGCCTACATTACAAGAATCAGTATTGCTAAAGGAACCGGCACTATCAACATGAGTCAATGTTACTTGAAGCCACCCAGTATTATCGGTAACAGCACTAATTGTATACCATGCAAAATTAGCAGATTCTGCTTCTTTAGCTATTAATAGGTGACCTTTTATTGTTGAAGTGGAATCATCCCACGTAGCAATATAATCAGATAGATCAGGATTACCTGTTTGACTAGTAGTAGCATCTATTGCCATCGAAGTAACACTAGCTAAAGTAGCATTATTTAATCTGAAATCTCCTGCACCAGGATCACCCATAGTAGTACTAGAATCAAAGGTAAAAGTGGGGAAGGGATCTTTACCATCTGTTCCTACATCACCTGTTCTAGTAAAGTGTACACTAATAGCATCAGCATCTGCTAAAGTACCATCACCTACAATATAATTAACAGGAATTTTAGTATAGCCACTAGCGTCAGTAACTGCACCATCTACTTCGAAGATAGCGTAGTTATCTCCGTCAGCCTTTTGGACTACAGTAATATACCCACGACTACTAGAGTTAGTCGAGTTATCCCATGTCTGTACCCAAGTGGAAATATCAGCACCGGGAACATCAGCATCATCTACATAGAGAATCGTAATAGAAGCGGTAGCTGCGTTACCCCATACTTTTCCTGCTCCTTGGTCTGAGTCAGCAGTAGCAGTCTCCCATAACATAGAGTTACCTGGAACTTGTCCAGTAGCGGCAGTAAGCTGAGCATAGTTTACACCATCTGCTGCTGCAGTACCAGAAGCTACGTTTAGTAACTTTTTTGAATTGATATCAAGATCTGCCGTCATCGTATTGGGCGCGGTCCCATCACGAGAGACAAGTAACTCCGCCAATGCTTCAATCAACGCATTATTAGCATTGATCGTTGAAATTGCTGAAGTTTGATTTGTTAGAGAAGTAAGATCAGTAAGGGTAAGTTTAGGCATTACGCGATATCCATCTCAAAGGTAAAGGTGGCATTAACAGCATTAGTGGAAGCACCATCTGAGATAATCTCGATAGGTAGACCAGCAGTAAAAGTATTTGCTCCTGTAGGTGACGAAGAATCAACAACTCCTGCTGCACTACCAGAGTGTGCAATTGTTATTGCACTATTGGTAATCGCAGTACCACCAATCTCAAAGGTAAAGCCACAATTAGCTCCACTAATCGCTCCATGAATAACTGACCAGATCTTCTGCACATCCCCCGCAAAAGGAACCACCACCCACTTAGAAGCAGCAGTGGAGATATCTTCGAAATCATAGTTGAGGGCGTGAAGGTTTACGTTTTTTACCGAGGTAGCAATCTGACTCGGTGCAATCTTTTGAGCGGTTCCGCTGCCTGAACCATTAAATACATATACTGTATTTGCAGCTGCTGAATCAGCGCTCTTTGGCTCGTGCAACTCAGTCGTGGTTAAATTCTTGTGTTGGACGTTTGCCATTTTTAATTCCTGTAGTAATAAGAAAGTAGAGGACCCGAAGGCCCCCTACTAACTTAGATAGACTTACGAAGTCACCGGAGGACGATACCGGAGAACTAAGGTTGCAGCACCAGCGGTGAAAGCCGCAGTGTTGTAACCATAAGATATAGCTAACGGCAAAGTCGCCGTAGAACTATTAACCGGAGACGTACCCATTTGTGCACCGTCAGGAACGGTGTCGTAATCAAGAGCCAGCGTACCCACGGCAATAGCGGCATCAACGCCGTTATCGTCAAGGGTGCTGTAGGTACCATCACCATCATCGTTCATGAGACCGATGTCCAGAGTAGCGGAACCACCAGAAGCAAAAACGGTATCTACAAATAGCTGAGACGTAACAGCATCAAGATACGAATTAGAGGGAATGGTAACCTTCTTGTCGATAGGCGCATCAGTCGAAGGGACCTTTGCACCAAGGATCTTCACGCGAGCCTCACCCATCGCGCCATAAGTACTCAGTCGGCCACCTAAACGCAGGGTAGCTTTCTCAGTACCAAAGCGGACTTCGAGACCATCATCGTTGACCCAGATTTCTGTAGCAGCCATGTTATGTACCTCCCTTAAGCAACTTGATCGGTGTCAGAGAGAACACACACGAGGTTCTCCGGACGGAACAACTTCACACCGTAACGTGCAGAGATAACAAACTCATCACGCTGGTGATCTTTGTTGCGCTCGGACTCAACCTGTGGCAGCTGTCGCCAAGCACCAATAAAGGGCAAGACGTCAGACTCAGCAGAGAAGAACATGTTGGCTTTACCAGCCGCAGTTGTCACGCCACTAATGGTCTCATTAGCGTCGGCAAGATTATTCGATACATAGACATCGAAACCATACACATTCTTAACGAACCGCATACCCGTTGCGATACCCTCAGCAATCACACCTTCCCAATGAGGATTGTTCGAGATATTAGCTAGGTTAGTGATAGTATTCAGAGCATACTCAACGGAAGGATCAACAATAGCCACGAGGCTAGTGTCAGGAACATTAGCTTTCTTGAGCGCGTAACGGGCGCGAGCAAAATCCTCGACTTCCATTACCTCATTAGTGCCGCCCGCACAGTAACGGTGGTTAGCACCATTGATCGTGTTCAAATCAGAAGCAGTCTGTTCACTCTCTAGACCGAGCACGTCAGATTCAACCTGTTCCATGATCGCCCGTTCCTGCTTCGGAACAAACGAAGAAACCAGCTGATTCATGTAAAATGAATCCTGCTTGGCCTTATCGGTGATATAGATACCAGATGCCTTGTACTTGTTAATTGTCAGCTGGAATTCACCAGTATCCAGCGGAGCGTACGTGATGGCATCATCTTCGATATAGTCTTCAACTTGAGCCTGACCAATCGAAGGAATCGTGAACGTAGTCCCATCAGGAAATTCAGAGAGCCAATTGACGTACCCCGCTGCCATAAGCTGATCTTCTAAGACCATTTTCAGCTGGGACGACCAAACCTCCGTCCTGATCAGGAGTTCACTATTACCACTGTTCATTGCCATTTTACAATGGACTCCTTGTTAGAGTTAAGCGTAGAACTTCTCCTCTCCCATTTCCGTGCGATCTTTCATCAATCGCTGTTGAATCTCCGGTTTGAAGAACCCTCTTGGATTTGCTTTTCGTAACTCTTCGTACCATTTGAAGGTGCCTTCGTTGGGACTCGTAGACATGGGATTGGCACTTAGGGCCTCAGTATTTACACTACCTTGTCCTATACCCCCTTGTCCCTCTGGTGGCCGGTCTAGGCCAACCGTAGCGAGGAAGAGTTTAGGACTAGCGGCTGCAATACTCTGGAGGAAAGTCACGCCTACACCTAACTCTCCAGCCTTTGTCTGTAGCCATTCAGCCCTTTTGTCACCGAACCTGCCTTCCAAAGCCCGGTCAGCTTCTAAGACATTGTTCTGTTCAGCTTCAGCAGTCCTCGTTGTCGCGATGGTCTGCTTTACCAACTCTGTGATATCCTCTTCGGACATCTGCGGTGAAGGAGTGGTTACGCCCTCGTCTTGCTGAGTTGATCTTTGTTCTTGTTCTTGTAACAGTTTGTCAACTGTTTCTTCTGCGGTTACTCTGCGGTCCAGTTCGCTCCGCAAGCCTTTATTCTCGGATTGAAGTTGTTCTACGAATTGGTCGCTTTCGTATTTGCCTTTAGCTAGAGCTTCATCATCAACGAACTTCTTTCCGTCGCCTACCAACAGATCCCTAAAGCTAGGGTTGGTGGGCTCTTGAGCGGGGGTCTCTTCGCTCGGCTCTTGATTAGCATCGAATGCGGTTTGGTCTGCCATAATTAGGGTCCTTTGTCAATAGAATAATGATCTATTCTATACCACTAGTATATCATATCTGATCGCTTCTGTCAAGCAAATAATTGTCGTACTTTCTTCAGAGCACGATTCCAGCCGTTCTTATCAGCCTGTTTATGAGACCAACTAGGATTGTCATAGTCTTCAGGTTTGACTTCCTCATTGATCATATGGTTATCAATTAAGTCAAGAGCTCGATCAAAGACGCCACGAGAATTGCGTACGTAGGCTTCAAATTCTTCCTTCTCTTTCTTGTCCGATAGGTGCGCTGTCCACACCCCCGGCGGCTGCTTGGGTTGCTTCTGCTTCGGCATCGGTTACTCCAGTAGCTAGTTCATTTGTGAGTGCCTCAGTTTCCTGCAAGTCTCGCTGAGCAAAATTAGCAGCTTGCTGAGTTTCGTGGTTTTCTTCGACTCGCACGTTATCTTTAACGAGACCAAACCGTTCTAGATCGAGAGTCTCTTCGATTAAACGAGCAACCTTCTTACCGCTAATATGGGCTGTAACAGATGGGTCTTGCCCTAACGGAGAGTTAGCAAAGGCAAAAAGATTCTGAACTAAATTAGCCTTCTGCGCAAAATGACGAGCTCCCTGTGGGTAGATTCTACCTACACCACTAAGATCCTGTGGAGTAACTTCATTAAATAATAGTACTCCAGTTTCATCATTGATAGTACGTACGATATCCTTCTCGTTTATATTGCGTCGGCTGATCTCTAACATATCATTGAGTAGTTCTTCAAGAAACATATCCTCAAAGAAAGAAATCTTATTTTGGAAGATACGTCCTGATGCATTATCGAGTAACTGAACTTCACCAAGAGTTTTCTCTCCAGGGGTTCGAATACCCATAGCTGTCTTAGGAGCACCCGCCATATCTTCCATACGTGCTTCAAGTCTATCTATTTGGGTATCAGCATTAAGAGCAGTTACGTCTGGACGCATGTGTTCTACGTTACCATCATCTCCAAGATAGATACGTTCTCCAGGTTGATAGGTCCAATCCTCAACAAACCCTTGAACCTTTGTGATGGGATGAGCGATCTGGTCAAAGACATCTGCTTTGAGATTCTCTAGGTGATCTATTCGATACTGAAGTCCCACGAGATTATCGAGAGGTCCCATTGCATATAGATTATCAGGACGAAGACGCCAACCAACATGACGGATAGATCCAGCAGGACGCCACGAAGGATTCTTCTGTATCCGTACAATATGGAGACGATCAACTACGGTAATGATATGATCTTTGAGGAACTCTTTCGTATGTTGATTATAGAGGTCACCTCTGAATTCCAATAGCTCAACAAAGCCTGACTCGTAGTAGTGGTGAATAGAACCAAAACCATCAATGATAAAACCGTCCGTCTTATTCATATCTGCTGGTGAGATAGATTGGAGCTTCTCTCGATTCTGAACTACGAGATCAAAGATGTCCTCTTTCCAACCATCTTCGGGATGGTCATCGATGTCTGCCTTAAGTTCTCCGAGCGTCTGGACCGAGCGGATGATCTTAGGAGTAGAGCCAAAATCATCAGCCGTAGGGTTGAAGACGATATCATACGGGGATATACGTATTGCCTTAGGGCCGACATAGCCCGGAATTTCTTCTCCGTTATCGTCCGTGCGCGTTTCATTTACATACTCTACGGTACCGAATACATTACCAAAGTCAATGTAGTCATAAACCATCTTAGAGATTGTAGCGCGAAAGTGAGAGACACGAGTCTTATTCTTCATGTAAGACTCAATCATAGAACGCTTCTCTCCTTCGGCTGACTCTCTATCTTCAGCTTGCCAATTCAGCCAATCATCATGAGGAAAAAGGGCAGCCATATAATTAGCATGAAGATTGTCCCTAATTTGACAGAGCTTAGGGGTCGTCGTGGAGTTCTTCCAAGGTAAGTTCGCATTGGTAGTTTTTCGCGTATCTGTTTGGAAGACGTAGTTCCGTAACTCTCTCTTCTCATTTAACCAAGGCCTCCTATGTGCTTCCCATGACAAATACTTCTCAGCGATTCCTTTAGCCATCGGATCGATACCAGCAATTACTTCGTCTAGTTCTAATACACGGCCCGCCATTACATTGCTCCTTGGGTATAGGCAACCCCGCCAAAGCGGGAGTTAAATTCAACTACGTTATCATTCGTGGTACGAGAGCCACGAGCAGGGGGAATAGCAATCTCGATTGCATCCGCTACAGCATTCTTGACATCATCGTGAGGCGGATGCTCGAGAATCAATTCATCCTCTAGAGTCTGACAATGGCCCCCTCTATAGTGCCAAACACTAAGATTATCATACCGGGGTTCAAGAATAGCTTTTAGCCGCTCTTCCTTGGAACCTAGAGCTCTCGTAGGAGAGTGTTCCTGAACCGAAAGAGACAGACCATTCGGTGTGATATAGCTATTCTTTAGTTCCTTCACGATAGCCTTTTGTGCTGCTGTACACTCTGCTCGCATCTTACGGAAGTCCCACTTAATATGCATTCTGAGAATAGCATCATAATAATCTTTAATCTTAGCATCTGTTTTAAATCGATCAATATCAAGGACAAAGATTTGACCCATAGACGATATTCCGATAACAGCGATTGCCGTATAATCCGCGCGCTTTGTAAGGCTAAACGCAAAGTCAATCGCAGCAAAAACATTTATTCGGTCCCCCTTATAAAACCATTTTCCGTTAGATTGAGAAAGATACTTAGGATCGTAATATTGGAAGAGTGCGGCTGATATTCCAGTTCCATCTTGCGAATTTGGGTTGTTGTAGTATTGCGCGCGGAACTGAGTACGGTTAAGGTACTTGGCACGTTTCTTTGCAAGGATCTTACGATCAAAGCCGAACCATTTCCCGTCATTACGCTGCTGACGGGACCAGAGGAATTGTCCTGTCCCATCGCCTTCGTCTTCAACCTCCCGCTCGAATTTTTCATAGACGGGCTCAAAGTCGATGATGTCGCCATCATCGTTGTATTCTTCTTCCTCCATCTCTATCAAGTCATTATATAAATCCTTGGGATGATATCTCGTACCGATAACCCATTCTTGTGAGCCGCCGCTTTCAGAACCATCTCCAGTTCCTTCAATAGAAGATAGGAGAGAGTATTGATCTTTGACCTTTTCACGACCTTCTCCGGTATACGCATTCTCTTGGACAACCACATCGTCCAAAATTGCAACATCACAATGAAGGCCAGTAATACTCGTTGTGAGACCAGCAGTAAAAATAGAAGGATCACGTACACCTTCTTCAATCCGTTTTGGATGATCAACTGAGATTTCACTGTTCGTCCACTTCTCTCGTTTATCTACGCTCGGATTTATCATATCGGGCCAGTATCGGCCATAAATCTTAGAGACCAAAATGTCCTTAATAAACTTTAGCTGCTTCTCCGCTAGGTTAGCCGTGCTTGAAATATAGAGGATACGGTGTTCTGGATGCTTAGTGAGATGCCATGCAGCCCTGTACCCCATCAATCTTGACTTCTGGTGGTCACGAGGAAGGAGAGCTAACTGATGCGTCTTCCCGTCCTGTCTTGTCCACCAATCACAGAGCTCTACGTGTACCGAACCTAGAACGGTCTTAGGTGCGATCAGCTTTATAAAGGTAACTAGATCGGCTTCTGCTGCTTCACGTATCTCTACTATCCTTTCTTGTTTCGTACCCACTAGGCGATCCTTTCTAGATCCTCTGCGATAGACACATCAATCCCAGCTTGAATCTTGGCTTGGCGCTTGCGCTCTGCTTCGGTGGGACGTCCTCGGGTCTTGGGTTTCCACCCTGCATCACTGAGAAACTTGGCAGCATTATACTTACCCTTTCCCGTCTGAGCCTCTTTGATGATGATCTTGACAGCATCAGATCTCATCTTGATCTCAAGCTCTTCACGCCATTGATAGACGTACTCTTCCATCCAAGCGAGTTTGCTTAGAATGTCCCAGTGGTGCCATTCTCCGAAAGCGGCAATCGCGAATTCGTACTCTGTAGGATCGTTAGCCTTAAGGTACATCTGCTTTAGAGAAGGCAGATCACCTTTGGGATCTTCGTCTTTTAGAGTATAAAGAGGATCGAACTCGCCTTTGCCACTGTTCATCTCACGAAACAAAGACTGAGTTCGATACCTCCCTACTGAATCCTTAAAGCGCCTCTTGTACTCAGGGTGCTTAAGCGTCATGAATAAAGACACCCTGAAACTGGTTACCAGCGATGTGGTGAATCTCCAGTAACCGGATTGTCTTTCCGTCGTCAACCGCTTCTATAGCAGTCTCTAACGCAGCAGCAACTAATTCAAGAGTGCCTGTTTTGGTTACGACGTCTGTGACAGCAAAGTTTGCCATCTGTAGAAATCTCCTTATTTATCTTAGGTGGTTCAGCCGTCTTAGACCAATCTATACGGCTATAGCCTTCGATGTACTCGCTATTAGTAGGGCCAGTACGTAACTTATCCTCGTGACTACATCCGGGGATATTGTCAGCCATTTAAATTACATCCAGTGGTGCAAAAATAAAGCAACCATAAGTGCCCAAGGCATCCATTTATGCATATGATCCATCATTTCTTCTTACTCCCTTTTTTCTTTTTACGTTTACTTTTCGGCTTCGCCTTCTTTACGGGCTTGTCCCCGTAAGAACCTATTTTAACCATCTTACTTCTCCTAATTGGTGGAGCAGGAGGGAGTCGAACCCTCGTTCACTAGTCCTTGAGACATTATCGGCCTCGCAGAGCGTAGTGGCTAAACCGAACACTGCCCCTAGTTAGTTTGATACTTCTATTGTTCGTATATTAGGAAGCCAAGGTGGACGCCCGTTTGTTTGTTTAGGATGAGTCGCAGTATGATCTTCCATCTCTTTTTCATCAACACAGAAGCCCTTTACGCTCTTAAATGGCACATTATTTTGCTCCAAGAATACTATCATCTTCATTACTTCTATATTGACAACGGATTCACAGAAATGTCGTGGTTGTAAAATAAGAACATTATCAGGATTCATTCCCAGCATATCTTGATAACTGCCGTCCTTAAGTTCGATATGCATAAGTAATGCGACTCCATCAGTAAAGGTTAATTCTTCTTCTATAGACTTTTCCTTTTCTGGGGCTACTACGGTAGAAGGAGGTTCTGGTGCAACGGTAGGGACCTCTACTCCTACGCAACCGACTAAAAAGATTAACGCTGTCAAGGATGCGGCTAGTTTACCCGCCATCTAGTCCTCCTTTGACTATTTCTATTCTATACCACTAGTATATCATATTTGAGTCCTCGTGTCAAGACAAAATAGGGGTTGACGAAAAGAGAAATGTGTGCTACCCTATCAATATAGTATATACTGTAGTGACTCTACAGTGATCCAAAGAAGGTCTACAAGGAGTAGTATATAGTGTAGTAAGCAAGGGTGATAGTCTATAGTATCAACCCTGTTTTATAATGTACGGGCCACCCTGCCATCTTTTCTGCTAGTAATTTGGAAGGTGAGAGAAACAGAAGCGCGCACCCCTGACCCCCCCTCCTACCCCCTAGATGCGAATGCTTCTTAGTTGCATTATACTTTTTCCCCTAGGCTAGATGCGAATGATTCTAAGTTGCATTCTCAAGTACAGGCCTGGCTAGATGCGAATGCTTCTTACTATCATTCCAAACTACTCCTAAGATCGACCTAGGTATTTGATCTTATTATAGGACTACCCATATCAAATGCGAATGATTATCATTATCAATACCCCTGCATAAACTTGGCATGGTTATTGCATAATGCAAACATCGTGCCATAAATGCCTGGATTGAGGAAAATAAAAATAAAATAAATGTTTGACATCCCTCGCCCCCTCCTGTAGAATAGGTATAGTGGAAATGGAGGCCATTTTCTGCTGGCCCGAGGTTTATCCGGGGCTATAGGAAGGAGTATGCCATGCGCTTAGGCAAACGCGAGCGCGCCTTGGCCCGTCTCCTATCCGCCAAGCGGCTCAAGGTGCGTCAGCATCCTAAGCCGGTAGTGGGCAAGTATGCCAGCGCATGGTCGCGTATGCGCGGAGCAGGTAAGCCCGCTGGATTGCGAGGTCAGTCTTGGCGATGGGATGGGTACTCTGCGCGCAACGTTAGAAAGGGATTATTTTCCCATTCTAATAGCAAAAAGGTTTGCAAAATCGTCCCCTTCGATGAGATTGTATTCCTAATCGACGAATAATAATAGGATTGGCTACCTAGAAATAGGTAGCTTTTCCTATGCCTAAGCCCCTATCTAATTAGTGGTAGGTGCATCGGTGCGTCGGTGCGTCTACCACTACTCAGACAAAGGGTAGCCAGTGAACTATGCAGTAGGTGTCACCTATGGCTGGAGTACGCCAAGCGTTGGTGTCTGGCAGGGTGAGTAAATCCTATCAAGAGTGACTAGCCCGTGTGGTGCGTACAGTCAAATGCTGACTGATAGCATACGCAGAGCGTGGGCCAAGGTAGACTAGCGGAAGTCTCACCTTCGGGTGGACGTTGACTAGCTGGTAGCTTGGGAAGGTCACATCATACCTAGGTAATGCGTGAAGCGGAGCCTATTGGTCCCTGGTGACCCGATCACTACATAACAGTGATGTCCTGCGCTGCATGGTGATATATTTTCTATGTGAGGTCAGAGGCGTGTCCTACCTGCTCGAAAGGTAGGTAACGCTATGCCAAAGCAGACAATTACTACCGTTGAAGGCTTTAACAAGAAGCTTTCATCGTTCTCGCGCGCCGTGAAGACATCGCAAAATGCGGCCCGTGAGTGTTCTAACTTCGCTATCCTTCACTTCGAGAAGTGTGGTGATCTTGGCCCCGCACAGAGGTTCTATGATGTCCTTCGTAAGGAAGGTAATCGTAAGTTCCTGAAGCGTGACGGGTACTTGGTATGGTTGACAACCCATGCCCCGATCTTGGTTGATAAGAACACGTTAGCCAAGGACAAGACTAACAAAGCCGTCAAGTTCAACACGGCGGTTGCTACATCTATTCCGTACTGGATGTTCTCTCAGGACAACGACGAACTCATCGCTTTTGGTGGTGAGGATGTTTGGAAAGAGATTCATCGCGTATATAAGAAGTACGCCGGTGATAAGTACGTACAATCCAATGACAACACGGGTGATCTTGCCGTAGGTCATGTCAAAGACATGATTACGAAACACGCTCCCGAGTTGCTCGTCACCGCTGCCTAGTAGGTAGCCTAGCCCTAGTAGGTAGGACACACCTGTGGCCTCGCACTTTCTTGAGTAGGATAGTCGCATCGGTACTGACCGGAATCAGTTCGTGCGTAGCTATGTAACCAGAAGTGTGAGTAAAGAAAGCCCTACCCTCTAGTAGGATTCCGGGAGGGTAATGGGAACTGTTCTCGCATGGTGCGAGGTCACTCCTTAATGTGGTCGGCCTTCGTTGGTAACACTTGGCTATTGGCAATGTCAGGGACCACTGGTGCGGCCTTGCTTACGAGCAAGGATGAAATGGAGAGGCATGACATACGTACTATCCAGGGTATGTCCCGCACCCCGGTTTCGATTACCTTCTCACTTATTAAAGGAGGAAACTATGGCTCGTCGTTGTTGTATCAATCTTATCCTTGAGGTGGATATGGATATGGTTCCTGGGTTTGGGTATACTTGTGCGTCATGGTTAGGTTTCATAAGGGCTACTTTGAATCATACTATGAAACATTATAATCCTAGAATTGTATCACTTAGTGTTGAGGAGAAGTAACATGGCTAAGACAATGACAAAGTATTTCAGTGGGTTAGCCATGTTTGTTGCTCCTCTCGACCCGAATGCTAGTAACCCCGAGATAAATATTGCTATCCTTCTTGGAACTTGTGTAGTCCTGATGTCTTTATGGGATATAGAGAAGGATAATAGGGGAGTACTATGAAAGTTGTTATCATTATACTGATTGTGTTTGCTCTGATTGTTGTCTATTTAGAATGGGATGAGAGGAGAAGGAAATGATTAGATGATTAGCTATGTCTTGTATGTTTTCTTGTATAGTGTGCAAGGACATGCTATACTGCCTATAGAAAACAATCCCTTTCCCACACCTGACGCTTGTAAGATGGTTCGTGACTCAATTAACGAGCGTAGGGTAACTAAGATAGGCCCGTATGAGTTCAGAGTAAGATCAGCTACGTGTCACTCAAGAAATAGAATAGCTTCAGTAATAGAACAGGCAACTCCCCCTCGTAAGCCTGTTAGAGGTCTTAACAAAGAAGGAGTAGAATATGTCAAAGAATAATTACTTACGACGTAAGCCTAAACGCAAGAAGCTGCCTGTTCGTAGTGCTATCCAATCTTCTGTTGATAAGAGGTGGAGATTGTGGACTCTCATGTCTGCTCGTTACCTTGGTATCATAGGTGACGAGGATCGTAAGACTAATGGGAAGTATATTGTGGCAGACTACCCCGTTCCTACTGTCCTCAGTGTACACGACACAGATAAGCAAGCCAATGAGGCAGCACGGTTACCTCGTAGAGAAGGAGAGTGGAAGTGACATACAATAAGTTTACAAGAGAACTAGCTTGCTCTCTCGCTAAAGATAGAGGAGACAAATTACAGGATGCAGTTGAAGCATTACGTATGCAGATTCTATTTGGTATGGATAAGAAACTCGCCATTGAAATGACCGCTGTATTCATGGGCGTGACTCAAGTAGAATTAGTAGCAGCGTATCTCGAGATGCAAGAAGGAGGAAAGGATGGCAAGAGCAGAGTTAATTAAATGGCGTTGGCGGTTTGCTAACTGGCTGCGTGATCGTGAAGTATATGTAGAAGGAACAATAGTGCTCACTATAAGTCAAGATGAAGCACAGTTTCTATATGATGTACTCCAAGCAGTTGGTGGCAGCCCTAAGTATAGCCGTCGTAAGTATGAAGCAGGGATTAGTAATGCACTCAAGAGTGTGGGTTGTTGCGGTTGGGTAGACTACGGACAAGGAGATCACGATGGTGCCATTAGATTTAGGGACATGTACAAATGATACCACATACTGAACAACACAACTTAGATACTGGTGGTGCTGTTGGTGAGAGTAAAGAGTATTCGTTTGAGATGAATGCTCATATGGCCTCACTTCTGAGTGATAAGCTGTACTCTAATAAGGTAGAAGCAATCATCAGAGAACTAGCTTGTAATGCACAGGATAGTCACATTGAAGCTAACAACTCAGCACCAATCGACGTTCACTTACCCACTGCTATCGAGCCGTTCTTTTACATCGAGGACTTCGGCATTGGTCTCAACCATGAAGATGTGATGAATCTTTACACTACTTATGGTGCTAGTACCAAGAGAGGAACTAATGCTCAAGTAGGACAGTTTGGTTTGGGATCAAAGGTGTTCTTTGCATACACTGATCAAGCTACCATCACTGCAACTAAGGATGGAATAAGGCAAATCTATTCAGCTTTCAAAGATGAAGAGGGAATGCCTAACATCACCACTATGGGTGCAGCAATACACGACAACTCTCTACCTGATGGAGTGAAAGTGTATGTTGGTGTCCTCCCCGGAGATATCGAGGCGTTTACCGGGTCAGCCCAACAAATCTTCCGACGTTTTGATCCTCGGCCTAACATCTTAGGTGGCTCTGGCTATGAGATAGAGGAGTATGAGTCAGTCATTGATGGTACAGGATGGTTGATGAGGAAAGAGAATAGTGATTACTATAATAGGAACAAAGCACAACCTTGTGCTATCCAAGGTAACGTAGCTTATCGTATCAGTGAGGAGGAAATGAAGACTCACATGGAAGGGACTGGCTTACAATTTATGCTAGATATTCCCTTCGATATTATCTTTAAGATTGGTGAGTTAGATGTCAGTAGTAGTCGTGAAGAATTGTCGTATAACAAACAAACTATCGCTGCTATCATCACTCGGTTCGGGGATATACATAATGAGTTACGTCAGACTATCATCCCTGATCTGTTCAATGATTGCACTACTAAATGGGAAGCAACTAAAGTACTAGCTACTCTATGTAGTGGAAGTAAAAGCGCACACTATACTGAACTGATAAAGGGAGCGGCTGTCTATAATGGTGCTGATGTTGATAGTAGAATTAACCTTAGCCTAAAGATTAAGAATCCTATGTTCAATGCAAATGGAACTCAACAACATAGACTATCAACTAACCCCTTTATTACACGGTTCAAAGGTATCACTGTAATCAAACTAAATGAACGTGAGTTCAGTCTTAAGACTTCCTCGTTCTCCAAGGATCAAGTTAGGCCTATAGAGATAACCCTTGATGGTAACCATGATCACTTGATATTGTGGGATGATAAGACTAAGAGTCGTCAACCCTCTCGCTTGAAACAGTATATGAATGATGAATATGGTGAAGCAACGAGGTCACACTATACGTGGAGCAGCGGTAATAAGAATTCACTCTATCCTGAATACGTTTATGTTATCCAATGTGAACATGAAAGCCAGATGAAAGCTATTGCTGCTGACCTTGGTGATCACCCCTATAAAGAGTTTAACAAAGTAGTTCCTGAGTTACCTAAGGTAGTGAGGGTGAAGCAACCAGGAGGTAAGCAAGTTCGTAAGGCAAACAAAGTTACTCACTATAGTGGTTTAGGTTATCGTCATTATGGTAACGAGAGAGAACAACTCCGGGCTCAGTGGGAGGATGTCGAGGTAGATATTACAACTCAAACCAAAGGGTATTACGTTAATCTTCACGCTTGGACGATCAAAGATGATCGTCCTCGTACTCCCTTTATCGCTGCTCTATATCGTATGGCAAAAGCAATCGAGATAGTTGACAACCACGATCAAATTTATGGTGTCCCTGGTTCAGTTAAGAACCCATTCGAAGCTCTGCCTGGATGGTCTAACCTCTTAGATGAGGTAGAATCTCGTACTTTAGAATGGTTCAAAGACCCAGTGAATTGTGCTGCTGTAGCTACTAAAAATGCACTCGAGTTAGAGGATGCTGATTACGAAGAGAAGAAAGAGATTAGACACGTTAAAAATATCTTGACACGGCTTAATGAAGATGGTATAATACCAGTAGGTAGTGTTGCTAAAGACTTCTCTGATTACTTTGATCAACAAAGACTCAAGATTGAACTCATTGTTGGTTACGTAGACATTCAAGATACTTGGTTAGCTAATGAAGATATTGCTAGGATGTTAGCTAAGGAGGACAAGAATAAGAAGTCTATATTAAAGACTCTGTTGAAGCATCGTACTGAGTTCTATGATAAGTACCCTATGTCTCGTTTCATTGATGAGGATAGGATAGAAAGTGACGATGTAAATAGAATCTGTCAATACATCAAACAGATGGAGAAGTAAATGTCAAATTCTAATGCTTACATCATGACAGATGAAGTGATCAACCTTGTCGTAGATAACAAGGCGTTCACTGTTACCCGAGCACATGCTAACTATGACGAGATCAGAGAGATCTTGACAAGCGAACCTCCTATTGATTGGGATATTGTGCTTGACTTAACTGACGTAGCTGCCACTGTTAACACTTGGGCGGGTGAGTCAGACATCGAGGTAGTAGATGGAGTCGTCTGCTATCAAGGGCGTCACGTTCACAATGCAGTGACCTCTCGTATCCTCGATGGTATGTCACAAGGTGAGGATGTCACACCTTTCATAAACTTCCTCTCCAACTTGATGAAGAACCCCTCAATGAGGGCGCAACGTGAACTCTACCTGTTCCTTGAGCAGTCAGAGTTGCCTATCACTGAGGACGGACACTTCCTCGCTTACAAGAGTGTGAACGAGAACTATATGGATCGTCATTCTAACTCGTTTGACAATCAGGTAGGTATGCGTTGTTCTATGGATCGTAAGGATGTCGATGATGAAAGAGATAATACTTGTTCTTATGGTCTACACTTCTGTTCGATCCAGTATCTCCGTGGCTTTTGGGGATTCGGTGGTCACACTATGATCCTCAAGATAAACCCTGCTGATGTAGTATCTATTCCGTCTGACTATGACAATGCAAAAGGACGGACATGTCACTACGAAGTAGTTGGTGAGTTGCAAGATGAAGCACACTTTGATGGGCATGATCGTGCTGTTTACCAGGAGCGTTAAGTATGAAGGTTCTTGTTGCTTGTGAATTTTCAGGAATGGTCCGTGATGCCTTCATTAAGCGTGGGCATCACGCCATTTCCTGTGATCTTCTTGAGCAGGAAGGCACAGGCCCCCACTATGTCGGTGATGTAGCCGACATTTTAGGGGATGGCTGGGACTTGATGATTGCCCATCCACCCTGCACCCATCTAGCAGTTTCCGGTGCAAGATGGTTCAAGGACAAATTACCGGAACAAGCTGAAGCTTTGGAATTCGTGAGGCTTCTACTTGATGCGTCTATTGATAAGATTGCTTTGGAAAATCCCATCTCCATCATATCAACACGCATTAGAAAACCAGACCAGATTATCCAACCTTGGATGTTTGGTCATGGTGAAACGAAGGCCACTTGTCTATGGCTTAAGGGGCTTCCTAAACTCAAACCCACTAATGTGGTTGAAGGTAGGGAAACCAGAATCCACTTCATGGGTCCATCCAAGGATAGATGGAAAAAGCGTTCACTTACTTTCAAGGGAATCGCGGATGCCTTTGCGGCCCAGTGGGGCAACTAGAAAGAACAAGGTTAAAGAGAACGTGGACATCTCATCAATGCTCACGATCTCTGCCTTCCCAGTGTTAGCCTAAGTTTGGATAATAGGGGGAATGGTCCTTCTTCTCTTATAAGGAATACCCGACTATCCTAGGTGACGTTGCGGGCTATTTAACCTAGACTTAACATAGGAGCTTGAGAATCAATGCGGTGTTACATATGCAACAAGAGACTCAATACAGATGAGGTTTCTATAGGAAGAGATGGTACGTATGAGCCGTGTACTAATTGTATCACGGAATCGACTGACACTTCTTTTATAGTCTCGTCTGAAGAAGAACAAGAATGCTTAACCACAATTCCTATACTTGAGGAGTTAGAGGATGGAGTTCAGTGAAGAGTCACAGACTCTCGTAAGTAAGGGGCCATGTAATGACTGTGGTTCGTCTGATGCCTGTGCATTATATGAGGATGGTCACACATGGTGCTTTAGTTGTGAGACAAGACACGAAGGAGAAGCTATGTCTACTCCTAAGACGCAGCATACCTCTCTTCTCCCTACCTTAGAGGGAACAAAGGTTGGCCCCATCAATGAGCGCAACATCAATACCGATACGTTAAGAGCCTATGATGTACGCTTAAGGGTAGAGGAAGGAGTGGTAACTAAACATTACTATCCATACACTGATAAGGATGGCAACCTTGTAGCATACAAGATACGAGAGGTGCCTAAGTCTATTCATTCTAAGGGTAACATCAACAAGGCTGTTCTTTTCGGGCAATCCAAGTTCAACGGTGGTGGTAAGTTCATTACCGTAACAGAAGGAGAGATCGATTGTCTCTCTGTCTATCAGATGATGGGGTCTAAGTACCCAGTAGTGTCGATTAAGAATGGAGCGCAAGGAGCATACCGTGATGTGAAGCGGTGCTTTGAATGGCTCAACTCCTTTGATAACATAGTGTTAGCTTTTGACAACGATGATCCCGGTCAAGAGGCCTCCCATTCCGTTGCCAGTTTGTTCCCTAAGAAAGCACACGTCATGAATCTCCAGAGAAAGGATGCGGGCGAGTATCTTGAGAACAACGATGGCAAGGAGTTCGTTAACTTATGGTGGAGATCAACTGAGGAAACGTATCAACCTGAGGATATCATCACCGGTTCACGGATGTGGGATTTCATCACGAAGGAAGACCAGTTCACTAGCTTTGACTATCCGTGGGCTGCCTTAAACGATAAGACTTATGGTATGCGTACTAGTGAGATGACAGTGGTCACGGCTGGTGCTGGTGTAGGTAAGACAAGCTTTATCAAAGAGACAGCGTATCATCTACTCAATAACTACGAGGACAAGGTGGGCCTAATCATGCTCGAAGAGACAATGAGGGAGACAGGTAAAGGCCTGGTTAGTCTCTCTCTTGATAAGCCCATTCATTTACCTGATACTCACGTCACATCCGATGAAATGAAGTCAGGGTTTGATGCAACATGGGGTACGGAGCGTATCGTAGCAATGGATACACGGTGGGCTAGTAATAACATTGAATATATTAATGATAAGATAGCCTATTTAGTACAGGGATGTGATTGTCGGAGTATCTTCCTTGACCACATCAGCTTCATGGTGTCGGACAATCCA